ATATGTGTGTAAGCCTGGAGCTTTCTGTACGTGGTTAGCTTCATAGATAGCCGTCCAGATAGCCGCTTGAGCTTGAGCAGGTTGCCAGCTTAGCTGCTTAGCTACCTGTCGGATACGCTTATCGGCCTTAGCTCTTACCGGCTTACGCTTGAACGTATCTTGGTGGATACCTAGCACCTTAGCCATCCAGGTATCTAGCACTACCTGGTCAAGGTCACCCATGCATGCACCCGCGAAGGCCGATGTTTTAGGTCCTTTTATTTCGCCAGTTAGCTCGTAGTTTTCTAGTCCTCGTCGTATATTAATCATTAGTCCGCTTATCTTAGCGTGCGTAGTTACCTCCGGTCTTAGCGTCCAGTGCCTCATGTACTGCTTAGTGTAGCGTGCGTTACGCTGTACCTGTACCCTTGGTGATGTGATACCTAGGATAGCTGCGGTATGAACTACCGGCCATCCTTCCTTAGAGCACATGGCACGTAGTGCTAGGTCACACTCTTCGTACCAGTGCTTACCATGCTCACCTTGCTTAGCTAGTTTAGCTAAGACTTTTACACTCGTCATTCGCATTAGGTATCTCCTTCATTTCATAGTCGTTTGTGTTTATTACGTGCTCAATCTTAGCATATACGCTAAACTTCTGACCACTGCGGGTACCTACCCGCATGAGTTCATCATCTACCTCAATGAGGTATTCGATATCCTCACCTTGGATGTATAATATACTACCGGTATTCATGTGCAGTTTAAGCATTGCTTACCTCCTTAAATACTAGCTTCATCTCGCTAGGTGTCTTGGAGTACATAACGCACTCCTGGTTTAATGCCTTAGCTAACTCTAAACAGTGGAGTTCGATATCCTCCGCCGGTATATCGTCATGCTCATTATCGGGTACATGTGCCGAGATGACGCTCGTTTGTTCAGTGAACATTCTACCCGCCTCACCTTTATAGTATCCTAGGGTGATACGAGCTTCACACCCTCCGGCATAACATAAAAAATAAGCTATAGTTTCATTTCTAGCATTCTGCATTTGGTTATCGTCTATGAGGCGCATGTTCCTATCCCTGTTCGGGATTCTAATTTCGTACACGTTAGTTTTGGTCGTCATCTTGTATGCTCCATTCAGTGCTTTGTGGTTGTAGTGTAGCGGTGAATCTCTCACCACCTAGGTTTAGTTGTGCGGTCTGCTTACCTTTAGCGTCTACCTTTAGGTAGCTTGTAACCGTCCAGTATGCTAGGCCTGAAGCCCTAGCTTTACTCTCGGTTACGGAAAGCAGGTCGATTAGTTTGTCAGGAGTAGGTACCCAACCACCCTCCATCATCTTCTTAACGTCGAACACTAACAGACGGTGAACCGTCTGCTTAACTTCTGGCGTCATGTTATCTCCTTTCTAGCACTACGATAGTGCTATCCTTAGTTTCTAGTTGTTTCCACTCCCCGGTCAAGAGCAGGTTTATACCCGCCCAAAACTCTTCAGAGTCCATGACAGGTATGGTTAGTTTATCTTTCCTGCTTATCCTAGCTTCGTCACTAATGTCACGCGCGATACGAACCGCGCTCGTTGCTTTTTGTTGTGCTTTCTTATCTATCATACTCGCCTCCTCCATTCAATTATATATGTCATTAGCACTTCACCCAGGAAGTCCTCCTTAGCTACCATGTTCCATCGGTACTCACACCCTCCGGTCTGCGATAGCCTTTTCACTGCGTTACGAACCTCGGTCTTACCTTGGGGCGTAGCCGGGTAGCAGACCGTAAACGGCCACGGCATTCGCTCCCATGCCGCCGGTATTGGGACCTTCATTACTTACCTCCTTAGCGCTGTACTTAGCGCCTCAATGCCTATCATTGTGAAGGCTACTAAAAAGTAGCAGCCCACCACGGTGAAGATTGTGGTCATACTTACCTCCATATCACTAGACGCTACCTTGGTAACGTGTAGAGGGATAGAGGTAAGCAGTAAGCTCGTAAGCCTACCGCCTACCTTTAAAAAACTGGTCATCGCATCGGTACAACCTTCACACCTGTACGCTGTTGGTAGTCCCTATAGTTTTAGTCTACAGGGAGCCACGTACCGGTATGCGTTCATACCTTGGCCCCTAATACGCTGTGCGCGGGTTAGCCCCTTCCCTAGCGCTACACTTGTCAGGTGTCACACTAGGTACCGGCTATTTTCGCCTAACCTATACATAAACCGTTACCCTACCCATGGATGGTCACCGATATACCCAAATCCTGCGCTCCACAAGGGAGGACGGTGACACGCTAGAAGGGAGTCGGACACATGGGTCCATGCCATGGGCAGAGGGAGTACATGCGAGGACTGGACGCCTAGCGTGGAATAGTTTAGTTGTCAAAGAATCGATAATAAATCAAAAGAGTGGAGGTATAGGGGACAAAGGTCCCCCCAGGTTTAAGCTGTTCTACGCCTAATGGTAGTCACACCGTTAGTAGTTCGACGGCTACGGATAGCCGTGGTCCTTACCGTTTGTTTATGAGTATTCCAACTACCAGAATCCTTACTTAGGGTTTGGACATCAGGGTCGCGAGCCAAAAGGCGCTTGACCTCGGAGTTACTAACATGGTAGACACAAGGTCGACCACGTTCACCGGTTTGTCGTTCCCAAGCTGAAATAGCTTGATTAGAGTTATTACGTGCCATAATAGACACCTCCACATATTCAAGATGAAAAGAGCATGCCACCAGGTGGCGACGGTTTGATACATTGCAGGACCTGTGCCAACTATGCCAAATGGAGAGACGTCAACGCTTTAGGCAAAATGCAAGGCGTGCCAAGTTGGGACGAAACACGAAAACCACGACAAAAATGTCATGGTCAGGCTACTTGAAAACGATAGACGTCTAAGCATGTGGCGAGATAGCTAACGGTCAAAAACTACGACAAAAATGTCAGTATCAAAAATGATACGGCTAGACGTTAGCGCTTTACCACCATGACATTTCGGTCAATGGACACCTAGCTAATGTTTTCAAAATCTACCTAGGCGTATCATAGTTGAACCTATCAAACATGATACGGTACATATCGCGCTAAGGGTAGTTCATGCGCACACATGTTGCAAACATCGTGCCAACTTGGTGGCATCGCTTACCGGTACAGCGTTTACCGTTACAGTTCGTACCGTTGCAGTCCTTACCGTTACAGTTCGAGCTGCAAGGGTAAGCTTCTCTGTGCGCGTGCTTTGGAGATACGGGCGCGTTAGGAGATACGGGCGCGTGCGTTAAGATACGTGTAACTCAAATGCGTGCGTTAAGGTACGGGTCCAATCTATAACGCGCATGCACCCCCGTGTCTCCTCTTAAGGGGGTGTTGTTTGTTGAAGTCTGGGGAGGTACTTTAATCCGAAAGGCGTTTTTGTGTTTTTCCTTACCTATTAGGTCGCTAACGGGTGTGACACCTAGCTAAGAAGTCTTTAGCTTAGCTAAGAAGGTAATTATCCTTACCTCGTCAGGTTTGTCACACCTAAGCACCAAAAGTGTGACAGAATGTGTGACAGAAATAATCACCTTTATACCTACATTTTTGTCTTAGCTATTATATTTGTCACATGTCACAGTAAAAAATAAAACACCACAGAAAAGCGTGTGTATTACACACACAGTTATATATATATAAGTTTCCAGAAAAAACGTGTGACACTGTGACAAATGGCCAAAGTGTAGGTAAGAGCTAAGAAACTCTTGTCACACCTCGTCATTTTAGGGTGTGACAGGTGTGACAGAGGGGGGGGCCTATTAAAAGGGTACCTAAAGGGACCCGAACATGGTATATTTTGCCTCGTCCTATTTTTGGTGCTATATTGGCGAAATGCGTAGAGAACTTTTAGCCGAGTATTTTATAGAGCATAGTAGATCTCCCGGAGAGCCTCCTGGGGTGAGGTTACCTAGTACCTCTATAGGTTTATACATTTTAGCTGGGTATGCTAGGACCTATAATAACAACCCTAATGTATCTAACAGGGGTTCTTTGGTGGGTGGTGCTCTACCTGGTTGGGAGAGGTGGCGTGTATTTGTGCGTACTTTTCCTGAGCTGCGTAGGTGGTTGAGGTCTCCTGCTGCCTTTGTGCCTCCTAATACGTGGCCTCAAGCTATACAGGGCATTTTACCTCGTCATGTAACCCCTACAGCTTTCGCATCGGCGGTGCTTCCCTGTGGTAAACAGGAGGTAAGGCATTCACCCTTCTATAGGGGCGCATCAATTAAGGGCTTGAGGGCGCTAAGCGCATATGCACATGGTTGGCCTATTAAGGAGGCCGAGCTTGTAAGTATGGCGTTGGCGTCCCACGAGATACAAACCTTGCCCCAATTCGTAGTGTGGGCGTATAACCCTTTACTGGATATAGTGCCTTTGCCTTCATCGGAGCATGGTATACTAGAGCACTCTAGGTGTCGTACTCACCTTAACCTAGACCCTTTAAGTGTAGGTAAGCACACCTTAAATAAGGCTTTACCCGTGTGGTCTAGGGATGCCGAGTACTTAAAAGATTTACCTAGGCAGCGATTTGAGCCCCGGCGAAGTTCTAAGAAACCGGTTATAGCGGATCTAAGTGTAGTGCCACGACAAAAAAGTTGGCAAGTATAGGAGTTATCATGGCAGCGGCGTGGACTAAGAAAGAAGGTAAGAATCCATCAGGCGGTTTAAATGAGAAGGGTCGTAAATCTTATGAGCGGGAAAATCCGGGATCGGATTTAAAGGCCCCAGTTAAAAAAGCAAAAAAAGGGTCTAAAAGGGCCAAACGTAGAAAGTCTTTTTGCGCACGTATGAAGGGAATGAAAGAAAAACGTACTAGCGCAAAGACTAAAAGTGACCCAGACTCACGTATTAACAAGTCTTTGAGAGCTTGGAACTGTTAATACTTGACTTCTCTAGGCACATTATGTTAGTATGCCGAGAGGAGGAAAAATTATGGAAGGTCTCATACTTGAGATAGGCGAAAGAATCAGCCTTCTGAATAAGCAACTAGATGTAAACCAGTCTTATTTACTAGAGAGAGTAAGAGAGATGGACTGGTGTTCTGTATCTAAAGTAGCATCTCAGCAGCAGGCTATAGATCAAGAGTTAGACAGTTTAAATTCTATATTAGAACAATTACAAGAGTCAGTTTATGAGTAATAGAAAACCTGCCAAGTCTTCAGACGGTTCTACTTTAGAGGACTTCTATAAACATGTACCTGCAACAGTAAGAGAAGAGATAAAGAACAAGCTTTTGCAGGCTCACGTAGAAGGCATGGATGGTTTTATAGAAACAACACAGTATATCATTGCTCAGCTAATGTCTGGAAACATAGCTCCAAATGTGGCCAATGCCGCCAAGGGTTACATGGAGTTAATGTTCACAGCTATATCTGCAAAGATGATACATGAGCGGGAAGAAGGTTCAGCTAGTGCCTCTTCTGTTATGGCTCGTGTAGCAGAGGCCCAGAAGAGGAGCAAAAAAATGATACCTCAGTATACCATAGATGTAGAGGAGGATGGTACGGTAAAGACAAATGCAGAGATAGTCACAGAGACTAACCGCTAGACAGGGTAGATGCGTTGCGTTATATAATACACAAAGTGACGAGGCTATGTCGACCAACGGCGGAATTCAAAAGTTGGAAGAAATGATGCTTGGTTCTACCGAGACTGGGCAACAGACTAATAAATATAGCATCTTTGATGCAGAAGATTTAGAGTCCCTTCCTTCTGATTTTCTAATGGAGCTTTTGCTCTTATTTGATACTGGAGTATTTGACTTAGATACTCTCTCTAATTTATTTGATGTAAGTGTAGCAGACATAGCCCTATTTACAGATAACTGTCCAGCCTATTCTGGGTGGTGTGAAAGTGTAGCTACTCAGTGGACACGGGCTCTGCAATTTTACGAAGATGATCTAGAAGACCTTGCATGGGTAACAAAGTATGCTATTAAGAGATCAGACATGGCGATAGCTATGGGAAGAACTCTTATGGAAGCCACAGAAGAGATGGCTAAGGAGTTAGCAGAAGACGAAGGTTGGGACGAAGATACTAAAGAAATAAGAGCACATGGTAAAGCAGAGCAGGATAAAAGAAGGCTAATAATAGACAATTGGTTTTTTAGAGCAGGATTTGGAGGATTTAATGGCAAGCACTCGCCAACGTAAACTAGAGATTGACTTGGGGTACGTACCCGCGCTAGTGTACCTATCTACACCTCACGGAGATTCTACGATCACAGTGTGGTGTATGCACCAGCAGGAGTTCGAAGAACTAAAAAAGGCCGCTGTAAGTAGTAAACCTTTTGAAGGTAGAAGCTTTGCTCTTCCTAATGATACTACAAGTAAGATCATTATGGTAGCCATGAAGAGACCCGAACACGTAGTAGCATAATGGACGACGATCTTATTAGAAAACTAAGAGATCCTAGGCTTACTGTGCCGGAGTTTTGTTCTGTGGTAGACCAGAGAACAGAGGACATTATACAGTATGATGCTGACCGGGTATGCCCTAGGCTGCAGCATTCTATACTTGCCTTCATGGGAGACACACCTAGAGACTCCGATGGGATGACTCAGTGGCTAATAGTAAATGCTAGTCGTCAGACAACTAAGTCTACAACTACCGCGCTAGCTATGGCTAATCTTGCAGAGTACACACCGGGAGCTTTTGCTGCTATTATCGCGGACAAGAAAGAGCGTGCCGAGGACTTATTCCGAGCTATTGACATTTCCTACGAGTATAAACCTGAGGAAGTAAAGTATCCTACTATTGCGAATAGAGAAAGTAGGCAGCTCACATTTACACACAAGGGTAAGATACGTACACTGGCTGCGAATCAGGAGAACGTAGGTATCGGTCGAGGTGCGTCCTACCTGCATATGTCCGAGCTTCCGTTCTGGAACGACCCTGCAGACGTGTGGTTCAAGATGGGACCTGCTTTCCGTAACCGTGAGAACGCGGTTATTGTTATGGAAAGCACTCCAGCACCTATGTCTGAACCTGGGGCTGAATGGTATAGAGACATGTGTGCCGAAGCAAGAAAAGGGCATGGGCGCTTTAAGTTCTTGTTTGTTCCTTTTTTCGAGTCTAATCTAAATGAACGTAGTTGGGAGAAGTCCTGGAAGCCAGACAGTACCGAGCTTAAGCTTTTAGAAAAGTATGGACCACCTACAGGAGTAGAGCCCATATCTAGTAGAGGTACAAACTATTTAACCTTAGAGAATCTAGCTTTTAGGCGAAGGGTAATGGAGGAGGATAAACTTATCCGCCGATACCCAGAGCTATTCTTTGTGTTCTATCCGGTAAACTCTATCACTTGCTGGCAGCAGCCCGGTGGAGGAGCAATACCTATACACGTATTAGAGAAGCACCTAGAAGGAGATATGGTACCTTGGTCTCCTTTAGATAATAGGTATATGGAGTATGAGGAGCCTAAAGCAGATGCTTTATATGTAATAGGAGTAGACCCCGCAGGTTTTGGTTCTGGAGACCAGGCTAGTTTTCAAGTACTAGAAGTGTGGGCCGATGAATGGAGGCAAGTAGCAACTTTTAGTTCAAGTGAGGCAGACCCTCCAGAAGTAGCCAGATACGTGCTAGAGGCAGCAAAGAGATACAACAACGCTGAAGTAGTAGTAGAGAACAACGGAGTAGGAGCAGGTGTACTATCTATCCTAGAGTTAGCTTCTGACTATAACGGTATAGTTCTTGTAGACCCTAAAGGTATAGAAAGAAGATTTCACTTGAAGAATTTGTATTACTACAAGAGAGGGTCGTCACGATCTGCACCAGGTATACCGGCTAGTAAGAGAACTAATTCTGAAGCTATGGCAGCTATGATAGATGCTCTTATGGATAGACTTATACTTAAGGATGCTGAAACTGTAGAGCAACTAAGATCCTACAGAAGAGATAAAGAACTAGAGGACAGCGAGAAATTCAAACTTCTACAGCCTGGAAAGACCGGAAGAGGACGAAGATCTAAACACCACTGGGATAGGATATCTGCACTACTATGGGCATGTCTTGTGGCTAGAGATTTACCTGTAAGATACAAACCAAAAACACCAGAGCAGATAGAGAACGAAAAAAAGAAGATAGACGAAACTATGCAAAAACCTTTCGATGAATGGACTGCAGAGCAACAACAGGAGTACTATAAGGCCCAAGAAGACACAAAAAAGAAAAAGAAAAGGAAATCTAAGTAGATTTATTAGTATATAATGCTACTTGCTGTATACTTTTTACCGTGTTAACCTCAGCAGCAATGGAGGCTCTATGGCTAATAGTACCAAAGAAATAACGCCGCAGGATCGTTTCAGATATAAAATCATCACGAACCACAAAAGCAAAATGAAAAGGCTGCGAAAAAAGTGGAAACGTGCTGCTGACATGTACAGAACCGAATACTACGGAAAGTCGGACAACGGGTGGTACGACGACGGTGACTACACAACTGAAGATGAAAGCATTACATTTGAAAACAATTGGTTGTTCGCTTTTGCGGACACGATGATAGCAAATATCATACCCACAAATCCCGAATGCACTATTCAGCACCGAAGAGCTGAGCTAGAAGAATCTGCTAAACTTAGAGAACTATTAGTTAATGATCTCCTATATAGGGAGAAGACACACGCAAAACTTTGGAAGCTAGGAACTAGAGCAACAGTATTCCCAAGATCTTTCATTAAGTGCGTATGGAGCGAGTCTAAGGGTCGACCTATATTAAGAGTACTAAATCCAGAGTTTATATTTTTTGATGCCATGTCAGAGGACTGGGAAGACCTTAGATATATTTGTGAGG